ATGTATTCCACTCCTGCTAAGAATGTTTTAACAGCGTCAATTAGTTTGTTCATTTTGTTTCCTCCTTTTTCTGAAATGCTGACCACCAATCACGAAAACTTGGTCTCTGGTTTTCTATAAATCCTAAATTAAACCCATCATCAAGAGCAATTTCAGCACAATACTTGCCGTATTCTTGCATAGCCTTTAGCACATCATTGTATTGAAAATAAAAATTCTCAGGTACATCAAGGTCTGCATCATCATCTATGGTACACCTCATTGTGTTATCTAAGATTTCTTCCGCTTTTGTCATTTCGTTTCCTCCTCAAATAAATCATTAAGATAATCTCTTCTAAAACTTAATCCTCCTATTTCTCCTTCTTCAGGAGGAAGAATAGTAACATCTCTTCGAAGTTTCCAATCAGGGAATACGACTTTAAATGCTTTAACTGCATCCCTTACCATATCAGGTGAATAGGTATGTCTTCCATGAGCATATCTTATCGCCATCCAAATAGTGTCTTCAAAACACTGTTTTAGTATTTCTATTTTTTCTTTATTGTTCATTTTATTTTTTCAATTATAATATGTTAAAAGGAGAGAACAATGCCTCTCCTTTTTTTAAAGATTAGAATCAGTGGAAGGACCAATATCCGATAAGTAATGTTCAACTTCTTCTAAAATTCTATTTCTGACTAACACATCATCTTCATCACTCTCCTCATCCTCATCTAGATAATCTTCCTGTTGAGAATTAAAAAAATCAACATCGTCAAGACTGGTCTCTTATGTGTCATTTTCTTCTATGACAAAACTAATGGGAGACGGTTCAAAAGCTTGTTCACCATCCTGAGTAGTACTATTCTGAACATATACACATGATGCTGAAGCTTCAAAAAACATATTTTCTTTTAAAACATCGTGATTTCTACTTCTTTGATCTGTATTATTCATATAATCTGCTAAATGAAATACAAATTTTTGAAATATACCCTTTTGTTTTTCTTTATCAAATATTACCTCTGTAGGTACAACATATTCCCCAAATTCTGTTTCAAGTTCTTTAGTGGTACAATAAACAATCTTTGGAAACTTTGCTTTTGGCAATATACCTAAAACCTCTCTTAAATAAAATTTTAATAAATTCCTGTTAATACAGGTATTCACCATAATTATCCATTCAGATATGGTCTCAGAATTAATGTTGGTCGTAAAGGGTTCTATATACTTGTTCTCAATCACCATTCTTGAAATAGAAGATTCTCCGATATAAACAGGTGATATGTAAGAAAAAAGAGGATTCCTTTTTACACAAGGTATTATCAAAGGAACAATTCCTTCCTGACTTATATCAGGACTCCAAATATTCATACCTAAGAAATACTTACCTATAATCCATTGTTTGTTGTACTTTCTAGTTCTTATTATAACACTGGAAATAGAAGAGGTTTCAAGTTTTCTTATGATGCTTTTTCTGAGATTTGTTTCTATTTTTGTATTATCAAGAAGTTTTTTTAAAACAACATAATAATCAACATGATTGTGGAAATATCCAAGCTCAATTAAATTACATACAGATTTCTCAAATTGCATATTCATAATAGGAATGTAGTTCCCTGATATACTTAGATAGTGCATAATCTTATTTTACATTTATGATTACAGGTTCTCCAAATTCAGTTATGAAGAATGGAACTTGAGCTACTTCTTCTCCTATTGCTAAATTAGTAAGATGATTAACAACTACTTGGGTTATTCTAGCTCCTATAAGCATTCCAAAATAAGCTGTTTGTTTAAAAGTACAAGGACCTTCATCTACATCTTCATCTGAAAAGAGAGTTTTCTCATATTCATCTTCTCTACCCGGTATGACCGAAAACACTTCATACATAGAAGCTCTTAATCTTCCATCTACAAATAGTTGACGATTATCGTGTTTTTTCCAGATATTAAAGAGCATAGTTCTCGCTTCCATATTATCAAAAGCAGCTATTGTTATAGGAGCATAACAATTCAAATCAATTCTCTTATCTAAAGTATAGATCATATTATCCTTAGTAAAAGAATTGATTGCTTTTGACATACAGGAGACTTTAGACTTTCCTATATCGGTTATTGAATAGAATTGAGTTCCTACATTATGGGCATCAACTCTATCGTGATCAACAAGGAAATAAGTTCCAGGAACGCTTTTGGTAAGGCAGTAAACTGTATTACTGCCTATACCTCCAACGCCACCTATAAGTATGGAAGGTTTGGGTGCTTTCATCCATGGTGCATCCTTAAATCTTCCTGTCAGTTGTTCCTCAGACACTTTCAACACTATTTAATTCATTTTCAATGAGTCCGATGATTTTCTTAATTCTTGGTGAAGAATTATGAAGAATTAATAATTGAATAACACTTTTAAGATCGTGCTTATAATAACGCATTTGACCTACACCAAACACATTATCGTGAAGAATATCCATATTTTCGGCAAGAAGTTGCATATACCCAGAAAAATCCTCAGCTTTTGAAGTTATTATATCATTGACACAACTTTTAATACTTAGGTTCTTTTTACTGATTTCAGCAGTAGTGTACGCTTGTAAAGAAAGTATGGCAATGGTAAATCTTTCTGACATACTGGGATATTTTTCATTCCAATCTCCTCCTGAATCATAATATTTGGATTTATAATAATCATCATTGTTACTGTAATTCTTATGAATAGGTACAGCAGGAGTATTTGATACAGGAGGGAGACTATAAACTTTCTCCTGTCCAGAAGTAGGAGGATAACTGCTTTTTTTTGTAGCACTAACAGCTGCAGATTTAATATCAGCTATTTTCTTTATAAACCAATCATCAAGAGTAGATTCCTGTTCAAAGACGACATTGAGTGTTGAAAGAATTAGGTTATGATCAACAACTTCAGTTTTTACAGGAATACTTTTTCCGTTTGAATCTTTTATCTCAAACTTGATTGTGTTTTTAACTTCTGTAGGAAAGGCTACTTTACATACATAATCCTGATCAAAAGAGACAACCAAGGATACATAGTAATTATAATGGGAAGCATTTGTAACAATCTCATCAAAATCAGTACCTGATATAAAAGCTTTCATACTATGATGTGTATGAATAAGCCCTGTTTGAAGAGTCATTGCATCTGGTATGTCAGTATACATATCTACGATAGAAGAATCGTAATTAAAACTAGTTGCACCTGTGCTTCCTATATCCATAGGATATACGTCTATTCCTACAAAGATGAGGTCTTTAAGATTTCTGATGCTTCGTGATTTTGTTTTATAAAGGAGAATTCCAGACCATTCCTTAGCTCCGACAACCCTATGAAGGTGGTCTATTTTTGCCTTTAAGCGTTTTGATACGATAAATGTACCAACAGAACCCATATCAAGGGTCTCAATTTTAGTTTTACTCATATAACATATGGTTTTTCAGTTGTTAAATAGTGGATAAATGCATTCCCGATTGACTGCTTTATTTTAAATATAAAATCAGGATGTACTGTTTTTTTAAGAGATTTTCTAAGAGAAGCCAGAGTTTCATGATTCATTATTTCAATTTTTACTGGATATAATTGATTTCTAAACATTATTCCCGAGTTTTCTTTTTTGCAGGTATCTATTATATTCATAAGCTCAGAATTTTCCAAATCAGCATCAAGTAATGTCGGAATACCCCCATAAATATAACAAAAAAGAGGGTCTAACATCATTATGGGATTTTCTTCTTTCAGTTGTGTTAAAATTTCATTTATTCTTTTATCAATATTAAAATTAAAGAAATGTAATAGTATTATCCTATTTGCAGATCTATCACTTGCAAAATCCGTGTCAGTAGGTTCATCATGAGTGAGAGAAAACTCACTAAGTTTTTCAAGGGGATAATCTTTCATCTCATTCATTAGTATAGTGATTACAGTATTACTGGTTCTATTCAGAAACATTTCGCTTAAATCATTTATTTCATATTTCGTTTGTTTACTACCAAGACTTCTGATACTGATGTAAGGAGTTCCTTCAATACTTTCCCATTCCAGATATGCATTTATAGAATAAAATAACATTTCAAGATCGGCGACTTGTCCCATTCCAGATCTAAATCTTTGAATCATCGGATTAGCAGAACCATGTCCAAAACAAATTCCTGTAATTCCTTTAAGCCAAGGTCTTGGGTCAGTTTGACAATGGGAAAATACATAAAAGACATTGTGTTCTTCAATATATTCGTCATCTCTGAATGTAGTTCTTTGGATACGAAAGTTTTTTATTAAAATTCTTCTTTTATTAACCATAAAGACAAGACTGAAATTAAAGAAAAGGTCTCTTATGGTATGGGTGGTTCCTATAGAATTGGAAATATTGATTTCAGGATAATAAAGTGTAATTTCACTATGAATAATACTGCTATCAGGTATAGCAATTATATCCCCATTATCTAAACTTTTGATAGTTCGAGGATTCTCTATATTTTTAATTTCATATCTTTCCTCTCCATATATGTCATTTAAAACTTTTGTAAGATATGATCTCACCTTAGATATATTTCCGGGGAAAAACATATTTCGTAATCTTTCAATTTTAATCTTTATGAAATCTTCATAAGTCAATCTTTTTATTTTAATAGGATAGTATATTTTAGGAATAGTAACAGTAGATAAGAATTCTTTGTTTCCAGAATCATCGCGTTTGAAATTATATTCTGCAACATACGATTTCTCCAATATTGTTATAATTCTGAAAATAATACCGCTCTTTTCTAAATCATCTGTCCCTAAATCATTATCATAGATGATATAATCCCCTATATTAAGTATATCTGTGGTTTTTTCTGTTGTTGTTATTTTTTTAATCTCTTTTTCAGTAAGAGACATAAGATAGTCAAGCATCTGTGTGATTTTAGAAAAATAAAAAAGAGGTGACATCATAACGACATCACCTCTCACCAATTAATCATAAGAACTAAGGCAAGCTACTACCCGAGTAATTTTTTAAGGTCTTCAGCCTCTTTCTGAAGCTGAGTCAGAGTAATTTTAAGAGCCACAGGCTCCTCAGCAACACTGAGTTTCATTTTCTTGAGTTCAGTAGCCGTTTCGATAATGGCATTGGCGTTCTCCATAATGTCATCGGCAAGTTCCCCAAGACCAAAAGGTTCCGTATCAGGATAGTTGTCTTCCAGCCAGATTGCAATCCTGTCAAGAATATCAACCCTCTTTCCTGAGAGGTCAATAGCTGCATTATTTTCCTTGTTGAGTTTTGATCCCAGAGACCTGAGTTCACTGTATCCCATCTCTTCAAGAGAGTCTACACTGGGCAGGTCACAACCGGATTTTGTCTTCATAGGGATGACAAACATAAAGCAGTCACCCACAGGCAACAATGCATCGTCAAGAGAACCATAAGCGACTTTGGTATCCCTTTCAATGAACTGATTGTCAACAAACCGAATAAGAGCATTCAGCTCCTTGTTTCCGGTGATTTGGGTTTTGAGCTGTCCAAAAGTACGGGCATCAGTCTCAACAGTTACCAACTCAGTGCGAGTCAGCAATTTAAATTTAATTTTTCTCATTTTGATGATTATTTAATAATTACTAAATCCTTAATTTTTAATTTAACATTATTCACTATCAGAGATAAGTCTGACAACGATTTTTCTATCATTAAAATTTTTCACAGATATGAATTCATATTCAATTCTGTTGATAAATTCTACGGTATCTTCAGGTATTATTCCTTTTTCAACCAGGCAATCCTGTATAGTCTTACCCCATACCCACGCCAGATTATCCAGATCGTGAACAGGATGATAACCTTTTTTAGCAGGTGCCCATTTTAATACTCCTTTACTCATTCTCACATTTCCCCAATTTATCGGAGCATAAAAAATCAAATGTATCTTTAAAGGAAAGTTTTTTGAATCTATGGCAGTTGTATCAGTAATGGAAAATTTAATGAATGTCTTTATAGTATCTACTACTTTACTTCTGCTATGATAGTGAAGTTTACTGTTATAAATTCCTTGTGTTGATATTTTAAAAAGTTTTGTTTTAGTTAATGATACATGAGTAAGAAATTCTTTTAATACAATTTCTTTAATTATCATTATAGATAAGATATTTAAAGAGAGTTAAGAACTCTTTCTGACCATACTTCTCTCTGAAGTCAGAAGGGTCTTTTGGATAGCCTATGGGGTTATATACATATTTCCATCCATAATATGAATGGTATTTTTTAGCAGCTCTAATTCCAGCTTCATCATTATCAAACCATATCAGAACATTCTTGAATCTGTCATTGATTTTAGAAATTATCTGTTCAGGAAGATATCCGCTTTCATTGTTAGGTGCTATAGTATATATTCCTTCATTTCTGGACAAAACATTAAAGGTATTGCAATAAATGGTTCCCCCATCTTTTAATGATGAAGTCACTATGAGCAAGTCTCTTCCTTCTTTAGGAAGGGTTTCCCATAGTTGACATACACCACCTACTCCTCCTACAACATTGCTTACCCATTTGATTTTATTATAAGGTTGATAGATTTTTCTTAGTATTCGGTCATCATATTGGAAATAGTCGTAGCAATAAGCATATTTGTCAGCTTTAAACATTCTTGTGCCTTTTTCATTCTCTACCCAGAAATGGGATATGGGATTTACTTTAACACTTGGATGTTGCAGCCATTCCTTTTGAATACCATACTTTCCCCAGAAGGAAACATCGTGATCTTCAAAAGCTCTTAACTTTCTTTTTATTACAGTATGTTTTTTAAAGATTGGGATTGATAGTTTCTGTATGATCGTATTATAAGAATTTTCCTGACGATTTTTGATTGAAGAAAGATTAAAATCCATCGACACTTGTCTAAAAAAATCTTGGTTATTCCATCCTTTGTGAATCATAATTGCATAGGGAAGACTGTAATGATATACAAAATCATTATACTGAAGTCTTCCTTTGTTGTTACGATACAATGTCGCTGAGGGATTGAGGTCTTTCCGAAACAATGATTTGTGAAATTTCCCCACTCTCATTCCAAGATACTTTAAGGCAAGCTCTTCTTCGCTAACCATCGTAAGTATCTCATCATACGATTTTACATAAATATCAAACATAATCTGTTAAAATACATCATCTTCTTCTACAGGACTGGCTGGAACAAAATCATCCTTATCAGGTGTGGTTGATTTAAGTTCTGCCATATCCCATATCTTTAATGGAACGGTATAATAATCCGCTTTAAAATCATTATATTCCTGTGAGAGTAAAAGAGGAATTCCCTCAATGAAAGGAACATCGGTATAAGCATTGTCTTTCTTAACTCTCACTGTAGTAGCATATGCTCTCCAGAAAGCTCTGGTATACACAACTTGTGAAAATTTGCCTTCTCCCTTGTCTTTAAGTCCTGTAAGCACTTTAAACTTATGTGTTTTCCAAGCTTTTTCAAGACTTTTAAGTTCTGTAAAGTTACCCTTAAAGATTGCAGGAAAGGTATCAATTGAGCATTGGTCTGAACGTCTGACATCACCCCACGCCTTAAGGGAGGTAATAAGAGATTCTTCTCCTACAAGAGCTGGTCTCATACCTTCTTTGTTGAAAGTATCTGGTATTGCTTCTTCATTTTCTGCCCAAGTAGTCTGTCCAAATGCATTGATGAATTGCTGTTTAGTACCGTCATTATTATACCGAACTTTGTTATACACATAATTCCTGTGGTTAAGAACAACGGTTTCCAGAAGTTTCACAAGATCGGAATTAAGACCGGATGTATCTAACCTATAGTAGAAGGTAATGATTATACCTTTACCATTATCATCGTTAAGAAGATAATCAGGTTCTTGTGATAACCAGTTTACACCATAGTCTTGCAATTCTTTGAGAGTAGGATTTACGAGAACCTCCTTGACTTTTACAATTCCTGAGATTTTTACAAATGAAGTGTTGTCACTTCCTGAGCCTGAACTTGTTACTGCCATAATCTTACTTTTTTAAATAATACCTTGTGTTTCAATTTCACTTAATTCTTCAGCCAGTTCTATAGGTTCATTTTGCTCCCAAAGATAATTAGGATAATCCGGAACTGCAACAATTTGTTCTTCTGAGGAGACCAATTTTTCTTGTGAGTCTTCAACAGAATCTTTGATAAGAACTACTATTGTATCACTTACTTCTTCATCACCGGCTGTGGGAAGAACTTCAAGCACAAACTCAGTAGTATTACTGGGATTTGAAGAATAGTACTTTTCTAGTTTCTTTGAGAGAAATTTACAGTTGAAAGTCCCATCCAGATTGATATTATACTGGTTAGGAGTTTCCATTCCTGTTGTGTTTAACAAGGCGATATGGGAAGTCTGGTCATCCCTGCCTATAGAAATCCTGCATTCTTTAAGATTGTCAGGATATCCCATTACAGCAAGAGCAGCTTTGTTGAGGCTAAACTTAGCCACACTATGCTTCTCTCCTGTGTAGGAATGTTGAGTAAGAACAGGGAAGTTATATTTTTCTTCCTCAATTCTTTTTTTTTCTTTAAAACTTAATGTAATCATATAATTATTTTTAATATTATTTCAAATAAATGTTTTCCCAGAAAGTCTTTATAGTCTTATCAGGGAGTTTTTCTGAAATCAGAATGTTACCGTCAAGATGAGGGCATCTACCTCCGCATACTACCTTATACTCATTGTCATAACTTAAGAAAGCTTTATTACCTTCACGATATAAATGACCGATGGCATCAACTCTTGCGGCATAAATTGACTTTACCTTACCTGTAAGATTAACATCAATAGCTTCTACAGAATCTCCGTTTCTGCTTTCGATAAGTTTATCTTTAACATGGGCTAATAAAATGATATAAGTTACTTTTTTATTAGCAATGAGTTCCAGCAGTTTATCATACCAATCTGTCATAACAGCTCTGCTATACTGATAACCATACCCTTGACCAAGACTATGAACAGTTTCAAATCTTACATCAGTATGAAGGATTTTTTTAGCATCAGCAGCATCACTCTCACGGTTGAATTTCTTACCTTGAGATTTCTTCATATAGTTATAAGTACCTACTATTTCCGACCATTCATCAAGACGGGTGATAGTATCTACTATGAGATAATCACATACTTTTTCAGGTGATTCGGCAATAGCAGCCAGAACAGCATCAAATTCAGAAGGTTTATTTATCTCCTGAACTCTTGCTTCCACATAATCGGCACCACCAGGTTCAAGTTCCAGTATAAGATGATTTGGTAATTGAGATACAAGGGTTGTCTTTCCTCCTTTAGGCATCGAATAAATCAGATGTACATTAGGATTTTTTCCTTTAGGTTTTCTTACTTCTCCTACTAATTTCATTAATTCTTTTTTGATATCCAGTTAATAATTTTCTTGAATACTCTTGTAAGGAATGGTTGTTTAGGTGTAACCTTTTCTGCATTCCAATATACTGTAGGAGCATCCAATACATACAAACTCAATAAGAGTTCTGTATTAGTTTCAGAATCATCAAATCCATCCACTACATATACTCCATTAGTATTGAGAATTCTCCCCAAAGTAGTCCTTGTTATACCACCAATCTCTTCGCTGGCTTTAGTAATTGAAGGATAACTTCCTAATAATGCAACTTTTCCTGTGTCAATATACCTTAGGTATTTGTACACTTTAGTTCCTCTTTTTTCTTTCATATTACTCTTTTTTCAATTTCAGCATAATCATTGGAGGTCATTGAAAGAGCTGGCTTTAACTCAGAAAAATAGTTTATTGCTCCATCAAAGAATAGTCCTACTCTGATATTTGACATACCTTCCCTATTTTTAAGTATTTTTAAAGACCTGTAGTGATCACCCAGTCTTTTAATGTTATATCCGGCATGTTCTTCCAATTCAAATCTTTCGGGAGAGAATAATCCCAATACGATATTAGCTTTTCTTTGTGTAAGTTTAGACTCTGCTAATCCGTCTAATGATGGCTCTAATTTAGAGACTATTGTTTTACCACTCATCATGGTGAACTGTTGCTCTTCCTTAGCAGCCATCTGTTGCTGCACATCTACAGCTGTCAATCCATATCTGTTTCTAAGGTATTTGTTATTATCAGAATGTTTCTCTATAGTCTCCTTAAGATTGAGTTTTCTCTTTTCAGCACCCTTACCTTCTGTTTCAGGGGTAAGTTCTGAGAGGTGGTCAGTAATGGAGATTACATATTCATCGGGATTGTCAGGCTCATAGTAATCAAATATTTTTCTTTCCTCTGTTGTGCCATCTTCATTTTTATGCAGATAGGTTTTATAATGAATAGTTCCGTGATCTTTATAATACTTCTCAATCTCTTTTATTATACCGTAAGGATTTATGGGGTCATCGTGAAAATAGATTATTTTGGATTCCAATAAATCCATATATCTTCTTGCTTCCTTGAATTTATTCCATAAATCCTCAGTGATTCTTTTCTTTCCAATGGATTGTAACTGTTTAGTGTCGGTTCTGATTCCATACTTTATAAAGAGATATCTTGCAACACCTTGTATCCATTTAGTTTCCTTATCAAGCTCTAATGACCAATAAAACCATTTGATATTAATTTCAGGATGTGCCAGCATATAATCAAAAGGTTGATATAGAAACAAATGATCTGCAATCTGTGTCTTTCCTACACCGCTATTTGCAGTAATCAGGTAATACTTTCTTCTCTCTATTCCGGGTAGGAATTCTTCAAATCTAGGCAATCCAAAAGGAATACAGTTAATCGTTTTAACACGATTTTCTTCAACTCTTTTTAATGCCCTGTCAAAAATAGAAACATCCTCAGATGTCTTTGGTAAAACTTGTTGTTCCAATTCTTTTTTTACTGGAGTTTACTAAATAACTTGCAAATTTAGTGGGATTGAATAAAGTTTCAGGTCTGAGGAAATCCTCATATTTAGTATTCATCCATTCATCCACTTTGTAGTCAATAACCTTTTTCAGATCGTCAATAGTATATCCTTCTGCAAGTCTGGCTATAATGAATTTTTTATTTGCGGTTGATTTAGTAGAAAATCCTCTTCTGTTAGGATCGTTTTTGGTTATTTTATAATTCAGATAATTCAAAACTACAACTGCGCTGTCAGATTCTTCTTTAAAGAGGTCATCAGAATTAACTCTTAGAACAACTTCATCAATATCTAATTCACTGATATTACTACCAAGAATTTTAATAAGCGATTGTTCCTCAAGTTTTCTTAATACATCTTCTATGACAGCAGGTCTTAGTTTTTCTTTAAGAGCTTCAAACATTTCCTTCTCTTTATTGAAGAAAATCTTAAGCAATATCACATCAAGTATCCGCAAGTCTTTTTTCAAATCCTTTGCGGATAAAGTTATTCCACTCATTTTCTTTTCTTAGATTTTGCAAATATGATAAATATTCCATTTTATCACTTTCTCTTTCATAATCTTCAGAAAGGTGTACGGGAATTTCTTCCCGCACATCCTTATCTATAATATGAATTACTTTTTCCATTTAATTAGTCTAATGTAGTATTTAGTAGTGAATACCATTATAAGTTTTCCAACAAAGATGCTTATGACACATAGAATTATTATTCCTGCGATTGCCATTCTAGCTGTAATTATTTTCTCTATATGAGTACTAACCCATAAAAGGAATTTGTCGTATAACAACAATATCCCCCAGAAATATGCAATAAACAAACTTATTGCCACCAACAATATTACGATGATGTCAACAGTTTTAAGTAAATTTTTATCATACATATTCTTCGATATCAGTTACATTTTTAATCACAATGTATTCTTTCAACCAGTTGAAGGCATTTTCAAACCACGATTGGGCTTGTGTATCCACTGGTTTAATGATAATTACATTAGCCACTTCATCAACAGGTAATCTATGAAGTCTTCCTCGTCTTTGCTTACTACTGATTTGACTACTGCTATAGGATTCAAAGATTGCCCAGTTAGCTTTCTCAAGATTCAATCCCAAAGTTAAAGATAGGCAGCTTGACAGTTCTCTGATAACTCCTTTGTTGAAATCATCAAGTAACAAGGCATTATTTTCCTTGACTTTTTTAGCACTATCCCCGTTCTTTGAATGAACAGAATGAATAGATAACCTGTCGGCTTGTGCAGTAAGTTCAGAGAATAATAAAACCTTATTTTCAGGATTCTTAAGGATGATATTTTTGAATGCCACAGCTTTAACAGCAGAACTTGTCATAGACCAAAGGAATTCTTTTCTATTTTTAATAGCATAGAAGAATTTAGCGCCTGCTTTTTTCTGTTGGGCATTTCCTGTTCTCATCCATTGAAGGGAAGTTTCAAAATATTCACTTGCTCCAAGTCTATACATATCACCTTTAGCTTCCTCATATTTCTGCTCAAGATAATCATATCTTTTCTTTTCGCCTTCATACCATTGCTTATTTTTTGTCTTTACCAATACTTTATGGGTATTAGTAAGTTCATATTCAAGTACAAAATAGCGAATTGAATTGGTAATCATATCTTCTTCAGAATGGAGATACTGGTATACTATAGGAACCAATTCACCATAAAGGACATTTCTTTTGAATGTATCCTTAAGATTAGGTGTTGCTGTCAGACCTATTACAGGTTTCTTATATTTACGAAAGATTTCAATGTATTTTGAATATTCAATACCTACGGTATGAATTTCATCTACAATGATGAGATCATAATAAAGGAGAGCATTTTCGGTATAAGTATATGCCGATTGGATGTTTTCAATAGAGATTTCCCTACTTATAGGAACAAACGGAGATTCACCATAATCTGAGAACCCTTTTTTAAATTCTGATTTGATGCCCCATTTTTCTAATTCCTTAAGCCAGGATTTTTTTAAGTTTTCTCTTGGACCAGTTATCAGTATTCTTTTGAAATTAGCTTTTCTAATAGCATCAATAGCTATTTTTGATTTTCCTGTTCCTGTAGACAATACGATAGTTCCATTAAATCCATTTAGTTCTAATGTTTTTAGTGCTTCTTGATGTACTAGTTCTCTTGATTTCATAATATTCCTGCAAACCATTCTTCTTTATGATGCAATCTTGTACTCATATCCCTAAGTATTTTCTTAGCCTCTTTACTTACAGCTCTTTTTTCCATATCCACGATTACATACCAATTAGTAATGTCGCATTTTTTAGCGGTTTCAATAAGAGCTTTGTCGTGGTCATTCATAGTTGAAAAGATTTTGTGATTACCAGAAATAAATCTTCTGCAGTAACTGGTCTTGCAAAAAACCATGTTCTCAACATATCTTTACTTTCAACTCCTCTCCAATTTCTTACCAAGCGAAACAAATTAATTTCACCTGTTTCCGTATTGATATGAATTTCTTTAAATTCAGAGAGAGTCATTATCCAAAAATTGTCTTTTACTTCTTTTAAGTCCATAATGTTAATTTTAATTGGTTATCTTGAATATCATTAATCCATTCTCTTGCTTTTATAATATAGTATGAATAGTCAATGTCATAGTCTTTAAATTCTTCAGGATAGAATGCTTTATTAAAATATGTTACAGCCCAGGTTTTATATTTTATTGGGGCTTCTATTTCCTCTGTCGTACCATCCTGATATTTTTTTCTTATTGTTACTCCTTTATTTGATATATAGTATCTGACTGTTCTGCTTAGTTTAGTAGATTTAGCAACTCCTTTTTCAACGGTATATAGTTCATAATGAGAGTCCCCTCTCACTGAATTTTCTGTTCTTTTGGCTCTTATACCAGCACAAAAATCAAATATATTTGTATGGTTAAGTATTGTTTCCCTTATGTCAATTCCTTCAGTAAAATATTTTACTATGGCAATTGGAATAATATTAAATGATTTGTTTTTATGCAAAGGAATATCTTTGAATTCATACTTACCTTTACATTTCACACCTTTATTATCGGCATATACAGCTATGTAGTTATTGACATCAGATATAATCATTTTTTGGTAGTCAATATATTCAAGTTCAAGTTTAGTAGTTATCTCCCATTTTTTACATAAGTCATAGTATAATTCTTCATACTTTCTTGGTATAAGCACTTCAAATCCATCTGTATTAGCCATTATCAATTGGGAATCAGGAATAGACAATAATATCTCCTCTATCAGCATAGAAAGAGAAAGCTGACCGTTTATACATATTGATAAGGTCATTTGTCTATCTTTGAGAAAGCTAAATTCATCATTCGTTAAACCATACAATGCGTTTAGAACGATTTTCAATATATAGTTTCTAGGGTTTGACTTAGGTAGGGATATTCTTTCTTCGTATAGTTTTTCATATAAATCGCAGAATGTATTTTCTGGAAGATGAGCTGGGTGTAGTCTGTTTCTGATAGCTATGTTAGGATACATAGACCTGACATCACAACTTTTGATTATATGTGATGAGTCACTTGATATGATTTTATTACTAACACTTCCATGCAATCCTCCTAATCCATAATCAAGCACTATATATCCTTTGTTTATAGAAAATTCAGCACTTGTACTTGGATAGGATATCAAATCTCTGAAAGAATAAAATATTTTGTTGAATTCTTCTGTTTTAAAATTTATATAAGGAAACAGAATATCCTTAATATACACTACAGGTCTTTCAGTACGCATTACCTGTAAGTCATTTTCTCTTATTCTCATAGCTGAACTAAGATATTTAGAGAATAGTTTTCTTGCTATATCAGGTTCAGATGAGTTTAATAGGTGAAGTCTTTCTTTTTTACCGAATGATTTTCTCAGGTCAATTTCGTGATAGTATTTCTGATACAGAATTTTAGTTGATATTACATCATTATAGTTATAAGAGAGAACTTTGGATATCCAATCATCACCTTCTCCTTGTGATGGCATATCTTCGATATTATCCATATCCAGCATATACTCACACCATTTAAGGGATGTTCTCTTAGATTTCACATTCAGGCTTAATGCTCTGAATAAATCTAAATGAGGAATTTTGAGATTAGATTCATACACATCAGGTCTTCTATTTCCTGATGATGTAATAAGGGTGGCATATCTTCTGATATCAGAGGCACTTGCAGTAGGATTCCTACACCATAAATACTCTAATACTTGAGCATCGAATGTAAGACAATTATATCCTATTAGTGCTTGTACCTCTGTATCAAGAAATTGAAACAGTTCAAGTCTTTCATCTTTGCTGTCGGCAATAATGAATGCTTTTGTTTCATCAGAATCTTTATCCACGAATGTTGCGGTAAAGATATCAAGTGTTTCAAGATCATAAATCCATGTTTTTCTCATGAAAATTTTTAATCAAATAAAGTATAACAATGAAAATCCAGAAGAAACTCATTGTAAAAGAGATAAAGATTGTTTCATCAATTCTGAATCTACAATCAACATTAAACATTCCTGACAGTTCTTCAGGTTTTCTTAAATACCATAATGCAAGTATGATGAAAGCAATCATCACGGATATTGCATACAAATTGAAGATTTCCATTTTTCATAAAAAATAACTACTAAGATAATAATAAATAACGAATAAACAAAGGAAAGGGTTATCATTTTTCAGATAACCTCTTTCCTATGGTAAAAGATAAGAAAAAAACGAATCTTAAATTATTCTACATGATGAATGTATTTCATTTTCCGAAGTTTTTTAAGAATGTTGATTGTGCTATGATATTTTTTCTGAAAGCCTAAGGCTTTAGTAGTGAAAAAACCATCTTTGGTTTTCTCATTAATGAATTTCAGAGCTTCTTTTAATGAATTTCTTTCTTTTTTGTGGTAATACTGAGCAACTTGAATCATTTTGTTTTTTTAAGAATAGTTCAACAAGTTTATCGAATAATATTGGTGTATAATTAATAAGCTCGCAACACACATTAAAATATAAGTCACCATAATCAATATCTCTGCTGTGGATATGCCCGTGAATATTTCCCCTGTATTTTCCTGATACTTCCATTCTATGTACAGGAATATGGGTACATATAAAACCTTTATATTCCAAAGCACCCATAGTAATAATTCCAAGTCTGCATAATTCACGACAGCATTTTTTATCATCGTGATTTCCACCGATTATGGTGATATTACCATTAAGTTGTGATATAAGAGGTTCAATGAGTTTATGATTCTCCATAGTTAAATCTCCAAGAACATATACTGTATCTTTTTTATTTACAGTTTTATTCCAGTTAGAGATGATAAGAGCATCATTATCCTCAACGGACATTTTTCTTACTGCATTGGCTAGATTTTTATGACCAAAATGTAAGTCAGAGATAAAAAAGACACGACTCATAATTCAATTTCAATACGACCAGATTTGAAAGTAATAATAAGTTTTGTTTCCTGAGTTACAGGATTTCTGACTTGGTTTTCAGGAATGACAAGAGTAGTTGAAACGGTAGTTTTTTCAGATTTTTGAATTACCTTCTTTTCAACTTTTTTAACAAGAGTTTTTCCAATGGTTGGTCTTACTTTTCTATAGTATCTGTCAACAACAGATGAGTAAGGTCTTTGCAGTTCCACGCTGGCATTAGCTAAGCTGTCTAATATGCCATATGAAGAATATTTCTCAATATTATTGAGAATTATATTATCTTCTTTTTTAGTGTAAGGAACACATTTAGTTAGATTACGCTTCATCAATATCAGAATTATAAAATGATTTAATGAACAATTCAGCTTTCTGGAAGTCGTTAAGCTCTTCTTCTGATTTTGAAATTGACTGAAGTATTCCTACAATTTTTATTATATCAGGATCGTATTCAGTAATACGATTAGTTTGACAAAAACTAAGTATTTCTTTGTGAGCATCGACTTCTCTTTTCAGTCCGGCAATTTCATCTTCCATTTCTCCAATTCTATCCTGCAATAAGGTGACATTATAGGGAGCTCTTATACAATCTCTTGCATCAAGATTATTTCCTAACATTTCTATTACAGCATCAGACAGACTCTGTCCAGTACCATTTTTTTTAAGAGTCAGTATCTTATTCATTGGATAGTTGTGACTATTTGTATTTCTCACAACGATGATTTTATCGCCTTTTCTCATTCCGGCGAATGTACTTAATGTAGGTTTTTTCATAATTTTTAATTTTAATTTTTATGATAATAATTTTAAAATAACAATTGTTGCGGGAGTAGGAATCGAACCTACAACCTCCAGATTATGAGACTGGTAAGCTACCATTGCTCTATCCCGCAATTTATTAACATTATCTAATATATTTAGGCTTATTTTTCTTCTTAGGAACCCAATCTTGTCCTTTAAATCCCTTCCAATTAGAAGGATATACTTCTAGCATTCTATTTCTAAATGATTGAAAAGTACAATTCTTTATAAGCCACAAATCTTCTCTCTCACTTGTATTCCAAAGAGAAAAATCATAAGCATTCTTATAATAGTCTAAATCTTTTGTCGTACTCTTGAGAAATTCAGGTGTTATTTCATCAGGCTCATCAGGATAGAATGCTGAGAATGTGTAGAGCCATATAGCTCTACCAATTTCTTTCTTCATCTTCTCATAATTATCTATCCACCATTGCCTGTATAATGGATACTCTTTTCCATCTATGTATAATTTATCAATTGAAGCCATTTTTGTTTAGTTTTAAAATTTAAGCACCCTCTCTTACTACTTTCTGCATCACTTGAAGGTTCCAACCTCAGAGATTTCATAAGAGTAGGGTTACGATAGTTAAACTGACTTATAATGCCAATTATGGTCTTACTTTGCCTATAACCATCTTGCTGAGTAGCACATCGCATTGTAGAAATCATTTTGCTATTCTCTTTTCTGTAGACATTCCTTTCTCAAGGGAACAATACGTTTAGGATTTCTCCATTAAGCCCATTATCCATAGCACGCTATGAACATTGTCCACATAGTTGCCCATGTAAACAGCTTCTAACTTAACATCCTGTCAATTCAGGATTAACATCTTCAATGAGTCTGTTTCAGAGGAGTCTGACTGACATAAAATGCCCTATCTTTAGCATTCAACTCATTAGGATCAGTGCTTAGCCTTTTCTTTATTTAATCAAGTCTTTCTTTAATCTGTGAAATGATTTCATAATTATCTTTTTACAAATATACTAAATTATGTCGGAACTACCAATTCCGCCACCTCCCCGTAAAAAACAAAGCTACTTCAATAATTAATTATTTATCCAATTTTGTTTGTTCTTTTTACACCACTCTCGAAACAGCTTCCATCTCTCTTCTGTTTCAAGTATTGTATAACAATTTTCCAAATCTGCTGTATTAATACCTTTATAACGAGGGTTCATCTGCTTGTAACATATGTTATGTTCCTTTAGAAATGGAACAAATATTATCTTGTTTGTTTTCCAAGAGCTATTGGTAAACTTAATAGGAACTCCAATTTGATTGAGAAACTGTCTAACCTCATAACCGGCTCTACTTGTAGGTGTTGAAAAATATCTACTCATATCTTATAAGTTTAATTGTTGTTAGTATGTTTATACCAATTCCGCCACCTCCTCATTATTAATAAGCCCATAATGGCTCAGACATTTGCAAATAGAAAGAATAATCAACTTGAGCTTTCTTTCTTATTTCTTTCTTCTTCTTCCTGGGATATTTACAAGCATCCCAATAAGCTTTTCTTGCTTCTTCAGCTCTTCTTTTGAACTCTTTGTTCATCTCTTTTTGATGTAGTTCAAACATACAAGCTTCATTAAGTATAAATTTTACAAAATCATTCATAATAAGAGTTTTAAAAGTTAATTGTTGCGGGAGAAGGATTCAAACCTTCACCTTAGCCTTATGCTAGCTACGAGCTATCAATTACTCCACCCCACAATTTAAAAACCTGCGTCACTCCAAGCAGTGAATACCATCTATTCTTCACATTAAGGATTTGAACCTTAACTTCCTCACGTAAGAGGCGTACTTCCTGTTATTTATACTATATTGCTACTTAATAGATATATCCTCCAACAAACAACATCCTTCTTGGAAAGGATTAGATTTACCGTTCACTCTATAAAGAGGTACTAAGGCTGTCTCATTTAACACTCATCCTGTTTGTCTTCAGCGCAGGTCTTTATTATCAACTATCCAATTCAGTTTGTTAATTCATAATTGGAATCTTTAAAATAATACAAAGTATAGAGTGGCTGTTATACCACCCTATACCTGTATTGTAGTCAGAGACTACCCGTTGAGTTCCGCAGCAGCAGCAGCTTCAATGCTGGTAGGTGCAGATTCGGCAGGAACAGATACATCGAAGATTTGCGGTTCACCCAACATTTTGGTACCCCCGATGACATCCATCACGGTTGCCTCACTGACCTTAGTCCAGCGAAATTGACGACCATACTGCTCATCCGGTGCAGTCTCACGGCAGTTAGCCAAATAAGACTTACCGACTTCAAAGCCGGCAGATTCAGCGACAGTCCCAGAGAGAACAGTACGATTCGGTGCTTTACCTGCAACTACGGTCAGAATAATAGGCTGCTTGCCATTCTTGTCAAGCGCACCATTGGTGAAATAATTCACCGTCACAATTGTAAGACTGTTAAAAGCCATAATAACGATTATTAAGTAAATAAATATAAAGTAACGTAGCAACTGCTACTGAAAGGTCATCACTCCTTTCCGCACAATGCTCCTGTCATTACAAGAGCTACTCAGTCCAGTCAACTGAGGCAAACATTTTCACCATAATGTCTGCTGCCACCATCACGACTACTTGATGAGAAAGGAAATGTTCAAATTGTTCAGATATGACAGATTCTTTTCATCGTGATTTTGTATCTCTCTAACATAGTATGAGATTCCGAGTCTATAGCATTAAGTGGAGTTACTATAGACTTCTTTATATAAAACGCATATTCCACTATTACAAGTCTGAGGTTGACTTGCCCTATCGCTTATAGATTAAATTTCTTCTTAACCTTATCCCAAGCAAGTTCATAATCCATATCACTACCTTCAAATGAACTGTCTTTGGTGAGTTCCTCCATATACTTGAAATACTTGGATTCAAAATATTCAGGTGTCAAATATCCCTGTTCATTATAATATCCAAGACTATCCAATTCAGGAGCATAGAACATCCTACCACTACCACCAGTATCTTCATTAAGATTCAACTGATTTATATAGTATTTGTCCAGTCGGTTTTCAATCAGCGCACCTACCATAAAAATTATGGTTATCGCTAATAACCCGTATAAACATTCTCTTTTAGCTCTTTCCATTTTGTTTTTTAAAAAGGGGAGAGTCATCACTCCCCCCTAACCTAACTAAACCAAAATAAACACACAAACCCCCGAAGTAATTAGGGTTATATTTCTATCTTTACACCAACGATGTTGTTGTCGGTGTCTAAGTAGCTTCTAATAATAAGTCCTCTGTGTATTGACATAATCAATACTTTAAACCCATTGTAATAGTTATAATATTCACCTTCTTTTATGAAGGGCAGAAAGATTTTAATATCCATCTGTCTCTCTTTGAAGGATAATCTCTTCTTCGTCAACAACTCCTATCCATCCTAACTTGGTTATTTTCTCTAATTTAGGAGCTTTTTCACACCATAGTTTATGACCTTTTTCAGCATTCTCTTTGGTGTCATAGCGCTGTACAGGATGTACACCATTGTTATCAATGACAGCAGTTTCATATCCTTCATCACTGGTAAGAACTGTAGATATAGTAATACCACTGATATTATCTACTCCAACTTTACGCTGGTCATAGTTTCCAATATCAAGTAAAAAGCCAAACATAGTATTTGATTTTAAATTAGTTTTAAGTTATGTAGCCTTAGAGTTATTACAGCTACAGCTGAAGATATTCCAGGAATGCTAAGGAGAATCCAAATCCTCCGTAGCACGCATTAAACAGTACTTCCATATTATATTAAGATTTAATTGGTTTCAAATTTAGATTAATTTAACATAGGTTAGAGTATCAGAAGCATATGAAGTATATGCATCATATGTTCCTTCATAATAAGAAGCACCTTTCGGTATAATACATTTTGCAATTACTTCATTTCCTAATATAGAATGCTGAGTGTCTCTGATATTTGCATATGAGTGAAGACCCATGTAAACAGTGTCGTTTATTTTCTCAAGAGAAGAGGTGTAAGTTTCACCAATCTTAACAGTAAAATTCTGATAGATCGTTTCATATGTAGTTATAAGCACAGGAGCCTCTCCATTAATTTCAGTCACTCTATCATCAAACACCCATGAATATTTATAACCTTTCTTGTCATCACAATTAGAGCCATTTAGAGCACTGTTATTAGTACAAAAATACAATTTTCCGTCTTCCACAGTGAGATGTCCCTTACACTTGATTTCCTTTATAACTCCTTTGAAAGCTGCACCATCAGAATATTTGGTTATATCCGGTTTTTCATATACATCCAGCCTTTTATAGCACACGATGTCTCTCGTTGCTTTATTCAGCTTTGCTTTCTCACTTGATAATTGTAAACACATAATTGCAAGTTTTAAATTTTAATTACCTCTCATTATAATATCAAAACAATAAAAACAATGTAGCCTCTGAGTTATTACAGCTATAGCTCACCTCTTTATCAGGACTTTTTTACTTTGAGACCAAGTTTTCTCACCCAACCTGGATATTTAGCACGCATTTCTGCACGCCATTCCAATTTGGCTCTCTTAATCTCAATTCTCTCATCTTTTGTCATTTATATATAGATTAATTGGTTTATCATACATGACCTGTTGTTGCTACTTTAAGTTTCACAACAACAGGTTTTCGCCATAATCAGAGAGACCGTTTCTCATCATATGACTTTGTCTATGGCAGTTAGACACAACTGGTAGCTGTTCAGGAAGTCTACATCCCCTGCACCCAAGCATTTGAAACAACACAAGATAACAGTCATCTTGTAGCCAGTTGCTTCATAGCTCATTCACCCCTTATTATAGGGCTGAGTGCAATTTTCTAACATTAACAAGCATCCCGGCTAAGGAATGAATGTTTTAAGAATAGTACGGTTTTAAGTGATTGATTCAAATTCTTTAACAGATATGGTTTTCTGCCAATCAATGCCGCCGTGCTTAGCAAACATTTCTTCAAGAACATTAACAGGTATACGTCCCTCTGCACTCAGTTATAACATCAGCCTGATATTTTTGCACTCCACATGGCATGGACTAACTACTTATTGCTAAGCACTGCATATTTCCTGACTTACAACTGCCAGCCCTTGGGAAGCTGGAATGGTGCATTAAAACTCTCACATTGGCATACTATTCTGGAATAGTTGTGAGAGGTATTAAATATATACCCAGAAAGATTAGTATCCCCCTAGCTTAGACTTAGCCAAATAAGCGTTAGTAACCATCTACTAGGATCATCCCCTATATATCCTTACTGAATAGTTACGTTCAGTCTTGCTGGTATATTAGCAGCAACCACTCTATGTAATGGGGTTACAATAGAGCTTGTACCATTATTTCTCTCGTTAGAAAGCATCACCGAAACAGTACAACGGGCAGCTGTTATTCTCACAGCAGTAAGATAGATCATTTTCTATTGTCACAGCACTTATAGTTATGCTAAGAGGATCAAGTCCAATCCCTTTCGGTTTAACCATAACAACATAAAATAAATCAATGAGCAACTCCTATGACGTTCAGGTGCTCTATGAAGGACTGTTCGTATGAACAGATAGTTAGGCGGCCAAGCTTATTACATCGTAATAGCGAAAATCCCAACTTCTTATCTCCTTAT